TATCATGCTGCTTTAGCCTGTCTTCGTGCTGCTGAACCTGTGCTTCTAACTCCATTCCCACATGACTTCCCCTTCCTCTCTCAATATAAAAAGCACACCCGAAAGTGTGCTTAGTTGTTAAATAGAGGGTTATTATTCCCCCAACTATCTTCAGTTAAATAAAAATTATTATATTGTCGCCAACCATCACCGATTATTGGTCGTCCAACACCTACAGCTCCATTTTCTTTACCATTAATTTCAGAATAGATACCTGTGCGAATAAATCTCATGTAAACCGAATTGTTTTCAGTTATGATACCCGAACTTGAGGGCATGATTGCGATTGCTGATGTAGAATACATATCACAATCTACAAACTCTATATTTCCTCGACCGTAAGCTGAAGCATTATTTGAGTCGTGAAAGAAAACTGCGCCATTTGTGTTCGTGTTATCGGTTGATTCAAAACGACAATTCTTAAATTGTAGTTTGAAATTGGAGCGCAGACCAATGCCGCATCCAGCATTCCAATCTGATTTGATTAAACAGTTATCAAAATACAATTCTTCATTTTTTGATTGCAGCCAGTCGATGTGTACTGCGTAAGGTGTATACCCTATAGAAGGCTTTTCTGCACCTTCATTTTTTTTGGCGTAAATTGTCATATTTGAAACTCGTCCTTTAGCAATTTCCAAAGGCGGGGCTTTATAATCATTACTATCGAAATACAATGAAGTTAAATTTGGACCACTCCCTACTAAAACAACAGTCTTCTCCAATTCACTAATTTTTTCGTAAAAATCGCCTACCCCGACATAAATTACATCTCCATTTTTAAAATTTGACACTGCTTCAGAAATCGTAGTGTAATCTCCATTACCATTTTTTTCTACAAAAATTTGTCGACTGGTTGGAATCACTAAATTTTTGATCACTATACCTTTAAACTCATTATATTTCGAAAAAGACTGAGGTTTTTCGCTTCCTTCAAACACCATTGCAGTTTTTTCATCAGACAACGCAGTTGATATTGACAAAAACAGCAATAGATCTTTATCTGGTTTAATTGTTGTTTCTGTAAACTCGTCCGTTTGTAAATAATTTTGTAATGTACTGTAAGTTCCTGAATAAACATTTGTCGATGGATCCCAACTCCCCTCTAAAATATAAGAAGTTGATGTTCTAATTTTTGTAGTGAAATATTGTTTACCTGCCTCTAGAATAATTGGATCAAATGAACACATATTATTCGCAGATTGCATTTCAATGGTTGGACTTGCACTGTAAATGCGTTTCCAAACTTTATCATTTTGAGCAGAATCGTTATTTAGAACATTTACACCTGCGTAATCCACAAACGCTGTACGATCAGGTGTAATAGTGCTCATTTTGATCTTTAAGTTGTCAATTGATTTTTCTGCTATTCCTTGCGCTTGGTATAGCGCACCTTTTATCCAAGCAGAGCCATCCCAAAGATAAACATAGCCGGTTTTTCCATCAGACTCTAAGACAACCATTGCTGATGTATTTCCGTTTGGGTACTTCGCTTGCAAAGCGGCTAAATTAAGAAAAGTCTCCTTAGGTGTTGCAGTCGGCATTTTAGAAACCATATCTTCTACTTTTGTAACATCATTTTTATCTGCCTTGTTAATCTGCAAACCTTCAATTTTATCGTCGTACTGACTAACCTTTGTTAAGGCTTCTTGAAGCACAGTAAAAGAGCTTTCACTTTCTACAGCATTTTCATCTACTGTTGATTGTTTTACAGTGATCACAAACGGCTGCGATTTCGTCACAGATGTGCTCGTAACGAACTGAATCTCTGCATCAATCGTTCCTGGTTGTGCCATTGAAGAGGAATACTCGATTCTGAATAAACCTGTTTCACGATTAATAGGAGTAAAAGCATCTAACCCTTGAATGAGCTTACCCTCTTTATCTTTCTCTGTTCGGTGCTTCCACCCTAGGTTTAAATTAAGTCCTGTTTGTGGTTCAACAACTCCGCCGTTAGTTACTTGAACGGTTAACGATCGCCCATCTTTCTCTCCTTGCATGACGACCTGTCGAGGAATCGTGTCTTGATTGATATTCGAAAGAATGACTTCATCCGTTTTAAAATGCTCAATTGTCATGCATCCACGTCCTTTCTAAATTTAAAAACTAACATTCCACCAAGTTGCTACCGTGCCATCACTTCGGATTGATGACGGTATTTGAACGGAACCTAGGTTTTTCATTTTTTCTGTTACTTTGAGCACGTCTGACAATGTATAGTATTGATTTCCTTTGATCAGATACAGTTCGCCACCACCAAATGCCACGCCAGATCGCCCGTTGACATCAAATACCGCTGGATATTTTGTACTACCTATCTGAGTAGTCATAAACTTCGCATATTGGGTGCTTCCGGTTCCTATCTTCGCTCCTGACATGTCATGCGTTCCGTAATAATCTAACTCAGGATTTGTAACAGTAGAACTGCTAGGAATTGACAACAAGGTTCCTATCGAACCACCGTTTTCAGTACCAATGACCATTCCTTTTCCTTGCCTGTTTGAAATCCGCATGCTACCACCTGTCAGACCTGTTGTTCCAATCGCGCCAAGCATATTCTTAGAACTATCCAACACTCGGATTTCTCCAGCTTGGATCTCGATTCCTGCTGTAATGCCTTTGTTCGTGTACGAACGAATGATAGGCCCTTCAATGATTCCCTCAGTGATGTTGATCTGCATGTTGCCGTTCGTGGATTTGATCCATCCTTTCCCGAAGAAGACTTCACCGGTGTCTAAGTCCATGAATACCTGCTCGCCACCTAGTCGACCGACTTGAATGAATCGAGCGTTGAACACGCCATCAATGGTCCAGGCTGTGTGGAAGTTATCCAAGTTGAAATCCCCATCGATAAAACCGATGCCTTCAGAATTGGCTACTAAGAAGTGATTGCTAGTCTCAAGTGACTTGCCATTCATCCAGACCGAACAGAATGGAATGCGTTCATCTGAGATACCCAAATCCTCTTCAGTAAGTATGACAAACGAGCCGCCTTTCAATCCTCGGATAATGTCTGTCTGCCATTGCGCAATTTGTTCAGCTGTGTAGAAGCTTGGTTTTGTTGTCTCGACTCGGTCTAAGTCAATCCTTAATCCAGAAGTAACTTTGATCGTTGACTTCTTACCTAAGTTGTCGCCAACGTCACTGGTTACTTTTCCCATGAGCCGATCAATCGTCACTTTAAAAATTCTTGCTCGGTAACGATAATCCCGATCGTAGCGAATAACAGGGATTGTATTGCCGATTGCATCCCCGCTAAATACTTGAGTTTTAAATTGGATCAATGGCCGGCTCATTTCGACTAGAGCGTTATAGGTGTTCAATAGAAGTGTTTCAGTGTCTTCGATATCTTCAAAGACAACAACGCCTTCTCGCTTTCGCATCGTTCCGTTCTTTTTTGGAATCCCATATTTTGCTGTCATCTCTGGCAATTCGATCCAGTTTTGACCAGCTGGTTTGTTTGCAGGTTTCCCGGTGGATGTTTTCCAGACAAGATCAGTAAACTCTAAACGACGACCGTAACCGTCGCCTACTTCTTCCCCTTTGCCTCGTCCGATCAATGAGGTATAAATCTGCGATCGGTCCTGTTCCTTCACAACAGAAAGAGCACTCCCGCCATAAACAAAGCGTTTATTCGAGGCAGTGCCGATCTTGTCATAGATTTCTATCCATTTATCCGTGATTCGTCTGTTCTGAATTTTACACTTAAATAGTACTTCGCAGCCGTGCGTTTGAAGTTGCTTCAAGCAATCCTTCACTGATAGATAATAGAAAGTATCCGTGATCATCGGTAGATTTGGTTTTACATATCCTAATCGCCATTCTGAATCGGTTACTTGAAGGATTTGAGTAGCAACATAGTTTACAGTCCGTTTCTCAGGACGAATGTCTTTGACAATGTAACCATCTAGTTCTTTTAGCGCAAAATTCAACCCAGTAAAAATTAACCGATTATCCGGATCTTCAATACTGTTAATGTAGTAAAGAGAAAATGAACCGTCAGACTCCTTCACCGCCATGTATGCAGCATTCGCTATCCGCTTATCAAAGATTGTCGAAACCGTCAGGGTATCCAGTAAGAGTTCTGACTTATCGTCAGTGATCTCTTTCTCTTGAATCAATTGAGTTAAGTAACGCTCCGTCACTCGTCGAATCAATTCTTGCTTTTCATTAAAAAAATACACAGAAGTCGTATATCTCACAGATACACCTCCCGTGCATAGATCGTCATTTGTCCATTATCACAGGTCAGCTTATCCCCGCGATGAATGAAGAAGTTTTCAAAGTCTGATTCCAAGTCTAAAATGCTCGTCATGTCTTTACCATTCACAAGCAAAATACCTTGATCTAAATCAAAGGTAAGCACATCATTCGCATAGATTGCTGCACCAGTGATTCGAATAACTGCCTTCGTATTTAGATTCGTAATTTTTATACTTTGGCTTCTAGCCAGTTTAACGACGATTTTTTCGGGTGTTGTTTCAACTGGCGAGTGAATCGTAATATTTGCACCCGATTGTTTTGCTTTCGAATACTTCCGCGGGTCCTGACAATAAATGGAGAAGGAAGAAAAAATACTATTCGTGTCTCCTGGTACGTCATCTGTTTCAGAATATCTTCCAAAGTATTGAATTCCCGGTTCATCCTTAAAGGAAATTTCAACATCCTCCTCTTGAAACAGAATAATCATCAGCTGCTTGAATTTCTTTTGCAGCTCTTCTGGATCGTTGTCTTCCAATTTATACTGTACAGTTAAAATTCTTGGTTGAATGCGTTGCATAGAGATCAGCGCCCCGACTTTGATAGCATCACTATCAATCTCAAGCGAAATCATTTCTCGACCTGTGACCGTTAGCGTTTGATACCCTTCTATCTGATTTTCGATATACCTTCCGTTATACATCATCGCAGATGTTGGGAGGTTCTCGAAATCTTCAGAACTTAAACCCGCGATTGTGTCTCTAAATTTGTACAATTTCGATCCCTCCCTTAAATTTGCGAGTATAAATCTGCTTTTGCGCCTTGGATATCTGAGATATCTTCAACGAAAGCTTTGATCATTTGATTTCCTAGTTGGAGATTTAAATACAATGGTTGCTTGGCTTTCGACTGATTGTCTCCTAGTTGAAGATTCAAGTTCCCGTGTTTCCTTCCAACCAAACTGCTTGCCAGACCAAAGCCGGTCTTTCCAGAAAACGAATCAACGATTGTCTGAGAAAGCTTTTTCGCACTGGTTGTTAGATTGTTCAAATTATTCAACATCCCGATCTCTAATCCTTCTGTCGCAAACTCACCAGTAGCCATCAGAACTCTTGAAGGGCTGTGAATATCCAAAGCGGAGTTAATTGTGTTGATAATCTGATTGGCAATATTCTGAGCAGCGGCGAGTGGTCCCGAACTACCAGCATTGATCCCATTTGCTAAGCCGTTCATAGCATTCATTCCAGACGCTTGCATTTGATCCGGTAGACCTTGCATCGCTGAGATCATTCCCTCACCGACAGAAGTAACCGCTGAGCTTGGACCTTCTTTGTTTTGGTTGATACCATCAGTCAATCCTTGATCGACATTTGTCCCAATCTCATTGAAGACTCTAGATGGGCTGTGAACGCCTAATTTTGCTTTGGCTTTCGTTGTGATACCTTCCGCCATGTTCTCCGCGGATTTCTCAGCGTTACCTTTACCACTATCGATGCCCTCTTTCATTCCGTTTGGAATTTGAACACCGATGTCTTTAAAGTTTGCTGTGGAAGCTTTTGTTTTCGCCGCTGTTGCCGCATCATCGATCATCTTTCCTGTGATATCCGATACTTGATGCTTGCTGCTTTCAATTCCGGCTTTAATATTTGATGACATGTCACTGCCGACAGAACCGAAATCTGCACCAGCAATTTTGCTTTGAAGTGTTGCCTGTGCTTCTGGAATGATCGTGGCAACTTCTTCATTCACGCCAACCTTTTCAAGATTTAAGGATTGTTTCATGGCGTTCATCGCTGCCGATCCACCATTTGCGTATACAGCGTTCAGGCGTTGCAATTGTTCGTCTGAAGCATTCACTAGTTCTGCCGCTTGTGCCGCACCTTCAGGACCCATTTGACGCAACTGTTCAAGAAATCCTTGGTTAATATCTCGCTCAGCAAGTGTAGCAAGGTTCTGCCCCCACTGACTGATTACTTCTTGATTCTTTTGCATATTGGTGATCATTTCTTCAGTCGATACGGCTGTTTTCTGAGAAATCTGATTAAAAGCGTTAGTCGCTTGTTCTTGAAGGCTTTGGTACTCAGCACGCATGGAGTCCATGACTTCTTTTTGCGTTTCATTCAGTGAGTTATAAGAAGCCTGTTGCTTAAATACCCCCGCATCAACAGCGGCTGTCGCATTGTTGATCGCGTCTTGGTGAATCTGAGAAGTATTCTGAAATTCTGTTTGAAGGGCGGTTTGTGTTTCTTTCAGCGTTGCCTCTTGCGCATCCAACTCTTTCAACGCATCATTCACTTTTTTCACTTCGATCGGACTGCTTGCGACAACTGAGTTCCATTCTTTCCGTTGTTCGTTGATCTCAGAAAGTTTGCCTTCAAGTGTGTTTCGTTCTTCGATGATGGCGTTTAATTGCTGTTGTGCTTCGGATGCTTTATCCAACTCTTTGAATGCAGCGACTTGTTCCCGAATCTTAGACGGTGTTTGAGACAAGCTGTCGTTTTGTGCATCATAGGCAAGGTTCAGTCCGGTAACTGAGTTGTTCAGCTCCTCAACCATATCCTTCATTTTGTTTTTCTCGCCTGTCGTTTTCTTTTCCTTTTCTGATAAACGATCGAGCTCAGAAATCAATGTCTGGTAGGACTTCGTGCTGTTTTCAATCGTAGAGATTTCATCCTTACGATTCTGCGCGTTCTGATCTACTGACTCCGCTACTTCTTTTGAAGTTTCCAGTAGTTCTTCTTGGCTGCCTTTAAGCTTCTTAACGGCTTCGCTATCTTTATTCAGATGTTTCCACAAAGCAACTCCACCAGCCACTAAAGCCCCGATACCTGCTGCCACAGCTATTAACGGTAGGGCTGATAATGCAGCATTAAAGGCTGAAGTTGCCACCGTCATTCCCATTGTCGCCACTTCAGATACTGACAACGCACCAGTGAAAATCCCCAACGCTGCTGTCCCCAGTGTCAGTTGTCCGTTTTGAATAGTTTGAGCGGTAATATCAGCTTTTGTTGCTGCGGTTTTTGTCACTTGTGCCGCTGCTTGTTTTTGTGTAACTAATGTCAATACTTCACTTGCTGCTTTAGTAGCATTTATTGTTGTAGTAGCTGTTTTAAGTGCTGAATTAACCGTAGTTAGTACTTTCCATGTACCAAAGGCTGCACCGACTCCTATAATCACAGGAGAAAGAGGTTTTGCGACAGAATACAGCCCCGTCAATCCGTCCGCAAAAGCAGAAACAATCGGCTCTGATTTCTCAATCGTCGTACCTATTGCAGAGAATGTCGTGTTGACTACGCCTTTCAGACTATCCAAGTTCTGAGCGATATTTTTACCCGTCACTTTTTGAGTCAACTTGTCTACTGACTCAATGACATTAGCGATTCCTTTAGCCGCTGCGTTCTTTAAGTTCCCAAAAGATGTTGCGATTCCTTCACTGTTCACCTTCGCCAATTTAGCAAGTTCACCAGTTCCGGTACCTAATTCAATTAGTTGATTTTGGAAATCTTTAAAGGTAATCTTGCCATCCTTCAGTGCAGCATAGAGATCCGTCTGTGCGGTTTCTCCGACAAATCCCATCGCTTCAGCGGTCTTCTGTAATCCAATCGGCATTGTCTCTTGAAGCGTTCGCCATGATTGCATATCGACTTTCCCAGTACTCAGCATCTGAATGTATTGCTCCATGCCGCGACTTGCGCCTTCGGTAGAAGCGCCACTGGCTAACATTGCATTGTTCAAAGCGATAGTCGCATCAGTCGATTTATTCATGTTCCCTGTAACAGCGGTCATACGTTGAGCGGTGGAAACAACGGCATCTAATGTGGTCGGCAGACCGTCAATGCCGTCTGCCAGTCGTTTGACTGACTTGCTAGAATCGTCAGTGGAGAAGCCAAGCGCTGACATTACTTTCGGATACTTTTGCATCGTATCAAAACGGGTAATCGCCGCATCCATCGAACTGGAAATAGCTTTGAATGCTGAGGAAGCTACTTTCAAAGCCCCTAGTCCGAGGACAAAGCTTCCAACCGATTTCGTGGCGCTCTGAGAGCCGCTGTCAATTCCTTGTAGGGATTTCGTTGCTGAACCCATAGTGCTTGTAAAGCCGTTGTCTACGGCTGATAGCCGCGCCTCAACTGAATAGCTCTCTGTCATTTAGCTTCCACCTCCTCGATTGGCCAGTAATAGTAATTTCTTTTGTGTCGGATCATTGATTACTTTTTTCGTCGGATTTCCCAATAGTTCATCTTTACGTTTATCAGCCTTGAAGAAATCATCGAAGCGGGTATAAACGTATTTTCCTTTGTCTTTCGTTGCTTCAATTTCACGATTCTTCCAAGCCATTAGATGAATGTTCTGCTCGTTGTCCAACTCTCGTAAACGTGCTGCCTTCATCATTTGAAAATAATGACGCAAAGTAACCCTCCCCAGCTGCTTTGGATCACAGAAGGAAGGGTAATGGCGCATGATTTCAATTTTCATGTCATCGACTGTTACTTGAGAAACTTCTTGAGTGCTTCTTTGTTCTGTACTTTGACGGCTTTCCAGTTCACCATGCCCGCTAACAGGTTGACTTGCTCTAACTGCAATAAAAAAGCATCAATCACACCTGGGATGTCCTCTTGCTCCTCAATCCATTGACGAATATCTGAAATAGAAGGAGTGGAGTCCTCAGTTGTTAATGCTGCATGAACAATATTGACCAGATATTTAGGATTGCGGGAATCCGCCAACAAACCAACATTCATCTGAGTACCCATCCCAACCTGCATACCGTTCCGATCAATGATTTCTGTTTTGTCTAATGCCTCGATAAAGTCCAAGCCAAAGTGCAATGTGTATTCCTTTTTGTTGATCGTAATCTTCATATGATTTCCTCCTAAAAAAGAGACTAGCCTTCAGGCAAAGTCTCTTTCACAGTGTCTTTGAATGTGTATTGAACAACTTCCTCTTGCTCGGCGGTTAACGTAGCGTAGCCATCTTGACCCACGCCATTAACAGCAAAGGCCATCGACAGTTCTACGTTGTCCTCAGCGTTCGAAGTCGGTGTATATTCGCCGATGTACGCTTGATAATAAGTCGCCTTGTATTTATCAGCATTTTCACCGGTGCCCTTTTCAACACGATTGATTTCCCAAATCTCGATCAGTTCACCTGCAATCATAGCTTGACGCATTTCATCGACATGTGGATCACCCTTGCCGACTAAACTAGTCGCAGAGAAATCGTAGGCAACTGGTTTGAGACTTTGAACCGTTCCATCCTTCGTTACCACTGCATCACTATCACGAGTGAGTGAGTTTTCATGTTCTGTTTGAAAGGCCATCTTCCATGCTGCTTCTGTGCTCGCCTTACTCAAAATGCGATAAAGCAGGATTAAATCAATACCTTTTAATGCTTCCATCTGTTTTCCTCCTAAAATACTCGAAATTCGAGTGTGATCATCGCCCGCTTTAAGGGCGTGTTCGTTGTCGTGTCATCCATGATCTGAATACCACTTGATTGAATGTTTAATGACCATGAGTAGCCATCAGTCTTGTTAATATTTTTTGCGGCATCAAAAAGAGCAGCTGCCATATCCGACACCTGCTTCCTCTTTTTCTGCAATCCCCATACCGACAGTAGAAGAGTGACAGAACCTTTGATATCCGTTTTGTTTGGTACATGTACTGTTTCAGAACGTTCGAACTCTACAAACGGGTAGTTCTTTTCGTTTTTCGGTTTGTAGTCAAAAGTCGAATACCCCAGCTCCTCTGATCGTTTGTACATTTCATCAAAAATCGACTGGTCTCTTGTTTTGATCATTAGCGCACCAACCTTTGCATGTCACTTTTGAATTTTTCTTTTTGTGCTCGGAAGGCCGGTCCCATAAATGGTTGTGCAGACATGAAGCGCGTACCGTATTCTAAATAAGGTGCATACTCAGCAAGCGCCACAGACCGTGCAGATAAGCCAAAGTTAGCAATCTCAAAAACAATTGATCGTCGTAAAAAACCAGTATCTACTGGCGCTTTTCGTGCCGCATTAGCATTTAACTCAGCACCATTTGATTTGACAATATTTTTTACTTCATTCATTGACGCGTTACGTTTTAATTTCGATTCCAGAGCGCCAATACCGTTAAAACTTAATGAGTTTCTAGCCATCTGGAATAACCTCCTCTACAATGATAGAAGTTCTTTCACTAGGTATTCTCTCTGTTGTCAATTGATAAATCTTGTTATCAATTTCAATTTGATCCCATTCGGGAACAACAAAAAGAGGCTGAGTCCGAACGACTTTAGCCCCTTGTTTTATACTACCGAATAATGCCATTGATCGATTAGTACCTAGATCAGTGACGTTTGCATCAGTTGAGATTCTTATCGGTGGTTCTTCGATCCATTCTCCCAAATTTGTATCATAGTGAGATTTTTCAGACTCCTTAATAAAGGTAATTTTATCTGTATACCTCATTAGAAAAACCTCGCAGCACTTGTCCGGTTCGAATAATTCGGGTCATTATTCTTTATGAAATCATCAATCTCTTGCTGATACTCTGAAAAGTCTGAGTCAGGAAAAACCATTGACAATCCTTCCTGTGTATACGAAGTCATTCCTTCTTGTCCGATTCGATTGAACCGTTTGAGTGTTACTTCGTAAGAAATATAGTCTAATTGTTCAGGAACGTTGTCTAGTTTAACCAAACTTGATAAACGTTCCTTTGTCCGTCTTTCGACAATTTCTAACTTTTCATCCAAAGTACCATTTAGAAGTTTTTTTACATCATCAATGATTGACATTTAATCACAACCTTCCTTGTGACTATTTTTTCTTGCTGGCTTTCTTTGGCTGTTCATCTTTTTGTACTTTTTCTATCGGCGCACTTGATTTAACTTGATGAATATAACCGCCACCAAATGCAACTAAGTTATCATCAATTTCTTTAGCGCGCTGTTTTGTAAGTTCAATTACTTCTCCAACTTGATAGGTTTTCTTGGTATATGCGTCCTTGAACTCTTTTGCAACTTCATATTTTGCCATATCTTTTCTCCTATGCCTCTGCTAAAACAGTAGCCTGGAATACGTTATCAGCTTCAGGAAAACTTGGTAAAGCAGTCCCTGCCGCCTTAGTCCATGTACCAACTGGATCGAGATTTGATTCATAAACCATCGCAATCACATTACCTACTGAATAATCTTTAGAACCACCAGATAACAATCGTGACTCTTCAGGAGTTACACCAAAAATAGATTCCCCAGGATTTTCCGAACCGAACATCACGAGTTTGTGTTCTGGGAAGTAGCGTTCTTTTATCAACTTACCATTCGCATCTTCTTTGTAGTACTTCGCGTCATACGTCGCAATTGTCGGTAATCCGAATTGCTCCATAATTTGATTTAATGCTCCTGGAGTTGGTAATAGGCCTGCATCTTTAAAGTATGCCTTGATACCTGCGTTTTTTAGAATCGCGTTTCGAACTTTAGTTGATGTCAAAATACGAGTTGGTGGGGTATCTAATGCCGCTGACCAATCTGTTAACAAACCAATAACATCAGTACTTGGAAGTGCAAAATCAACAGTGGCCTTATGATCATCAGGTACTCCGTAATCAACTACTAAGTCCAATCCGTTCTCATCCAACGTCACTTTACCATCTGATAATACTTCCATACGCATTTTTTCAACACGAGCATTCACAGAGGAAACCATTGAATACACATCGTTATACACTTCTTGCTCTAAGAACCGTTGTTCCTCAGCCGTTCTTGGATTTCGTAACGCGATTAAGTCTTTTTCCTTTAATTGAATCTTACGTTTGATAAACGCTAACTCTTGTGCGCTACGAGAAGCAACACGAGAAGCAATTTCCGCTTCTGTATCGAATGCATGAACACTAGCGATCGTTGGAATACGAGTTCCCGCTTTCAAAATATCAAATTCTAATCCTTGCACCTTACGTGCCGGAAACAAAGTTTCTCCCAATAATGCTGGAGCTTGTCGGTTGTTTACGTAATCTAAAACGTTACGTTGTGAAAATAATTCTGCAATATTTGCCATTAATCCATCCTCCTATTTTCTCTATTTACGCAGTTGGGATTGCAAGTAATTTACCATCTGCATCATACAATTTGATTTCACGCATTACTTTTTGAGCCTCGTTGCTAGGTTTAACTGGCAAACGCTCAATTAGGACATGCCCTTCAACGATCACGCCGACAGGTTGTGGGCCTTTAGTAACATCAATATCGTTAATCGTAATACCTTCGGCCGTTCCATCATTTGCCGGATAAATCGATCCTGCTGGCAATACTCCCTCTACCACACCTGCATGAGTATCATCAACTTGTTTCGTGAATGATAAGAATTTTTGACTTTTCAAAAAGTTAATATTATTAATCGTTTCTACTTTTTTTACATAGACCATTTACTTTTCCTCCTAGTTAAATTGACCAAGGGTCATTTTCTGGTTGCTTTGCTTGGTTATTTGCTTCTTTCGCCATTTGAGCTCCGCGAGAAAGACTAGGTGAATCCGTTCCGTCTAATGGAACTTTCCCCCCTAAACGCTTTTCAAAATCAGCTTTAATCGATTCACGTTCTTGCTCGATAGCAGCTAAATACGTTTTGACGTTGTTTGAGGTTGATTCAGCATCTTCCGTAACAATCAAACTAAGAATTTCTTTAGTGGGAACCGCTCCCTTATCAGATAACATTTCACTAGCTTTTTCAGACATCTTAGCTAAATTGTCTTTTCTCTCGTATTCAGCAATTTTTTCTTCAAGCTTTTGACGCTCATAATCTGCCTTGTCTTTTTCGTTCATTTCGGCCAACTTTTCAGCTTCAGCTTTTTCATTGCGCCATTTCTCTTCTGCTGCTGTTACTGCTTTATTCGTTTCAGCAGCAATCATTTTTGCTACATCATCACGAGAAAATGTTTTGCCAGTTTCTTCCTTCTTTGTTTCATCTGTGGTGGTTTCAGTTGTTTCAGTCGACGTCGTTTCTTGAGAACCGCCATCTTGTTCAGCAAAAAATTGAAGTTTCATAGGCATTAATAAACTTTTTTTCATGAGTAAACCCCCACGGTTACGCCGCTACCCGATATATTTGACCAGTTACGCCAGTCAACCGGAACAGCTTTCTCTTTAACGCCTGTAAGCAGTAAGAAGGCATAATAAAAAGCCGATAGCTGATGTGCTAGCGACTTTTAATAACTTTGATATATTTGTCATTGTTCTCTTCGAAATCGCGCATAAACCACCAAAATGTATCTTCTGCTAATTCTTCGTTGAACAAACTTTGAAACTTAATCTTGAAAGAATACCAATAGAAAGGAAATTTGAGTTTAATTTTTAGCGTGAATGTTTTTGGCATAACATCTTTCTCTCCTTGTCACGCTCAATTTGGCTCCGAGCATAGTCCACCTGTTTCTCCAACTCAGTAAGCTCTGGCGGATACGTAATTTTAATCGTGACATCTCTTGATCGATCATCGTGTTTTGCTGAATTAAATTGAATAGTCTCAATCTTTTCAGAGTCAATATCATGCAAAAATTCAATCGCAGCTTCTAGCAATATCTCATTCACAGACAATGGCTCAGAGCTGAAAACTTCGCCATTAATTTTTCCAGTGGTAATTTCACTTGCTCTTGCCTTCAACGCATCTGGAATAGGCTCTCCACACAAAGCGCAGGTTTTACAATTCATTGACCAATGCACACACATATTAATCATTCCTTTTCTTAATAGTTTTTTTTATAAACAGCCTTCGCACCCATTCGCTCATACCAGCTAGTCGTTTCTAAAAGGTTAGGTAGTGTGTGCGAAATAATTGAAATGGTTAATTGATCTTTTGCAGTTCCTTCTACAACATTTACGGATGCATGATTGCCATTCCATACCGGTTTTAGCTCATTACTAATCAATTCTTTATTACTATTGTAGATTGGATTCTGTTTCCATTGAGTGCTATTTTCAGTTTCAATGGCTTTTTTATAAGCTTTCCCCAACCCTTTTTGAACTTCGATGGTTAAAATGACTTCGTTAAAATCTTTCATCTTACCCCTCTCTTTCCTTTATCTGCTTATCAATATGTTTTAATACGCTTATACAGTTGGTTGCCAATTCCAAAGTTTCTAATTTCAAATCCTTCACGTTGCAAAAACCTTTTGTATATCCTCGCTCTGCGATTGTCTTCCCAGTGAACTTGAATATACTTTGGAAGAGGGTTGGTTAATGATTCTTTAGCATACTCCTCAAACTCTCTGATTTTGCGTAATGCCCATATAAACGGATAGATACCATCTTTACCCGTCTGATGCAAAGTATTATCGCTAATCTGCTTACGCTTGTGATACACATTTAGATAAACATTTGCTACCGCAATGTTGTATAGCTCGTAAAGACAAAATTCGATTTGTACCGTCATGCCACTTGGCAACCGCTCTTTAGCCATGATAATAATGTCGCCGTCTTCATCTTTATAATCAGTGAATGTCATAAAATTAAAGCCCTCTTTCTTTAAGCAACTTCTCAAATGCATCACGATCAACATAAGGTGCTGTACTGCATCTGCAATTTGCGTGCATTGGACTGGCGTTAGTCCCTGACAACATGTCTTTTGATTTGAATATCTTCCCATTTAACGGTAGGCAAACGCTACATGCTGTTGGTTCAGCAATGTATTCATATTCGTCTATTTCGTATTTATCATAACTTTGCTTTTGAATTGCTGTTTGAACTCGCGCAGACTCAGTTCTCATTAACCTTTCCGCTTCATACTTGCTAGACTCGAATAAATTACGTAGTTTTCTAGCCATGTCACGTGGGTTCTTACCTTGCGTAACCGTTTGGACTAACAATTTATCTAACTCAGCTTTAAACGCCTCCATGTTGCCCCAGATACGTTCAGAAAACGTCGCAGAATGAAAAGAACCATTTACGACAGCCTCTACAAAATCTTTGTAGCCATCGAAAATGGTTTCACCTAATATGCCAGCTTGTCTTTTAGCTTCAGCAATACCTTCATTTGTAAGCAAGTCAGCTGTGTACTTGTCGAGATCATCAGATAAGGCAATTAATTCAAGCCCTATTTGCGATTTCAGAAGCTCTAACCGATTAACCCTCATTGTGACATTATAAAGCCGTAACTCGTCGTTAGCGGTCTGCGAGAAGTCCTTTTCTTTAACGTACTTCTTCGCTTTTCTCGCGAAAGCTTTGACATCCATCTCCATTGAAATCTTTTTGGCTTCAGATAACGAAATGCCTTCTTTACCGGCAAATCTTGACCAGTTAGCATCAATCTCTTTGTTTATATTGTCAATTGCGTTTTGGAATCGTTCGGCGATCGTTTTTTTCATTTGTCGCTCATCTTTGATCATTTGAGCAATATGTTGTTCTTCACGTTTCCGCCAATAATCTTTTGAGGACGTCATTCAATCACTCCTCACTGACTGGTTCTTCTTTATCCTCTTCATTAAAACCGTCATCACTAATCGGAAACTCGTAGTCCAACACTGGTTCATCTGGTCGCTCTTTGTTCACACGTTTAAGTTCCTCATCAGCCGGAACACCTGTCAACCGTTCAGCCATTTCACACAGTGTCTCCTCAGAAACAATGCCGTTCATTCCTTTTATCACGTTCATTATTTCCTCATCTGATTGCGGCACATTAGGAGTAAATAGAATTTCTATCTCGTTCACTCGATCGTATAAAGATTGCTGCTTACTATTCGGCGACACAAAAACAGCCTTCATCATATTGATGAGGCCTTTGGGCTTTGCAATATCTTCTTTTATAGACCATGAATAGGTCAGTAATCTTAACCGACGCATGATCGCTTTTTTTATCATGCGTTCTTTGTTCTTGCGATCGTTATCTGACCCCCAACCTTTGAACCTAAATCCGATTCCAGATTGATTTGATCCGATGTTTTCATCAGTGAAATCAATCAAGGCTGTGAATCTAAGGATGTCAGCAACCAGGCGATTATTGTACGCTTCGGTTCCTGTCGTATCATATTCTTTAACCAGATAACTTGCATCCGGTTCACTTCCTGTTTGGTTGTCATCATAAGTCTTTTTATCACCTAAGACCATGATACGATTCTTAAACGTGTAGTCTAGCCCTTTTGTATCAATTGAACCGTCTTCCTTCTTGAAAGTATCAGGATTTCCTTTGATTATAAGCATAGCCTCCGATAAATCTTGCTGGAAGTTTGCCATCTCAGACTGAGAAAGATCGTATGCATCGATGTAACCAAGAACAGATTCAAAATCACTTAAACGTTTTTCATTATTTATCCATTCATTGAGTTGAACAGTATTGAAGTAAGATTGTTCCCGATCAATAATTTCTGCTTCAGAGTAATCCTCGTTTTCACACTCGAAATAATAATTGATACCATTATTTGCATAAACATCAACGTGCGTCGTAGTCTTATCTAAATATTCAATGTTGTAGTAATTAACACCACAGACTGAATTCTTCGCTTTAGATGTATCATAGATAATGAAAGTATTCGTTACATCTAACTTCGCCAATGTTTCCTTGCCGAACTCGTCACGTCCAATCCATTCATACGCACGACCAAAAGTGAAAAGGTCCTCAGCCATTAACTGATTATGATAATCTTCGTTTGATTCACTTGCAAACTGGTTAACTCTATCAGAAACTGATTTATTACCACTATATTTCAAAGGATTCCCGAGAAGAACTCCTTTCTTAAACGTCACAATAAAGTTAGCAAAGTCACTTCCGATCCGGTTATCTGCGCGTCCTTCTGGTTTTGGTTTTCTATAGTGAATGTTATTATCCGCCACCGAATATCGCAACAGCTCTTCCAAACGCGGGACCTGATGGGTTTTATGGTGTTCAATAAATTCTACAATTACCTTCCATAGTTCTGGATCTTCAAAGTCGATTTCTTCTGTGGTTTCTGAAGACTTTTTATCGTACATTTTTTTCTTGGGCAACTTTTCTATTGGTACTTTATAAACAAGATTCGCCTCATCGTCAAACCGTTGTCCGTCAAGCAAATCAATAATCTTTCTTCCCATTATCTCACCTACAATCCTAACTTTCTGTATGTGTCTATAACTGACTTAGCATCTACTGGTTTATGGGTTCGTCGCTCATAGAATGCCAAAGCTAAAGCATCTGCTATATCTGGACTACCAATATTTCTTTTTTTCATATCATCTTTGCTTTCTAATCTAATTCTCCCACAGCTTGTCATCTTGAATTTCCGTGTACTTAATTCTTTGATCAAACTCGAATCATTCGGTAATTCAATTATTGGTCCACCGCCGTTTAAATTGGTTGTCATGTTTTCCTCTAAAACTTCACGAATATTTCCCCAAATTTGAGTACCCAGATTATCGTAAAACTCATCAGTAGATGATTCACCATTGTTTACAGGGATAATCTCGAATGGATACTTCTCATCAGATACTATTTCTTTCAATCTGTCGGTTACTCCACCACCAACACCAGTATCATCTACCTTAATCCTGATTTTTTTTAAATTAGGGTATTTCTTCATTAGCTTCTTCGCACAATCAATAACATATCCTGTAGTGTTCATAGTGCTTTGCTTCGTATATTTTTTAAATGGCAAACACTTCATCTTTATTCTCGGAAAAATTATAGTTGAATCATCACCGTAGCGAGCGACATCGACTCCGATATCTCCAAATACGGCATCTTCAATATAATCATTGGACAATTGTTGACTTGTTGCTAATTCAACAACTTCTAAGCTAATAAACGAGTCAAGCGCTCCTTTTGGAAACTCTCCAAATATCCGAACTCTCGCTACATCACTATCTTGCCCATACTTATCAATAAGCATCTGGATATTTTCTTTACTGGTTCGTTTGCTGTCGTAGCTCGAAACTTTATGAACACGATACTTATCGCGATCTTTATTGTGTGAGTCAAAGAAAACACCTTCAATGTTGTTGGGATTCCCACACATCAATAATTTATTGTCATAACCTGTAAGGGTCCCAAGAATTGCTTCCATAATCTGGTCAGACACACCAGAAGCTTCATCAACAACAATCAACATATGATCCTCATGAAACCCCTGCATGTTTTCAGGTTTCGTCGCAGTCCTTGCAGTAGCAAACCATCGTTCAGAATCCCCAACCATAGAAACTTTCGTCTTCGTCCACTTCAAAAGACTTTTTATCAAACTATCATTCAACCACTTTGACACTTCTGCCCACAAAACATCATAAAGTTGTTTCATCGTAGGAGCGGTAGCTATAACTTTTGAATAGGGTCTACATGTCAAAAACCAAAGGATTGCACCAGCCTCAAGTGCTGTCTTTCCAACACCTTGACCCGACCGTACTGATACCTTCGGATGTTCAGATAAATCATTCAGAACACTTCTTTGCCAATCATCAGGCTCTAAGTGAAGCAAATCCTCACAAAACTCCACAGGTCTGTCATAGTAGTAATCTATTGCAGAGCCTATATCCGAAAACGGTACGATCATCTTATCCATCATCAATCACCGCTCGCTTGTTCGCTGCTTCAATAACTGCCTTTTTCCAATTTTCTTGATCATTAGTAGCCCCATCATTCCCAGTTAACTTCGACAACTGAGCCTCTCTCAACGCATCACCGCCAAGATACTTCATTAATTCACTCATTGCTTTTTGCTTGTCATACAACTTAACTGAAACGCCGTCCTTACCTTTTTTAACTTCTTGGATAAGTGTTCCATCAACGTCTTCGGAATTCTTCAAAGCGACAAATGTAGTTAAATAAGTTATTGGCTCACCTGTCTCTGGATCTAACACTGGTGTTGGTTTCATATTCTCGTCTAACTCTGTTTCAACTCTTGTTTGACTCCCGAACTCAGTAAAATCCGTAATATCAGAAAAGGCTTGTTTTATATACTCCTTAATCAAATCCTTCGTTGTAACAAAGTTGTCCTGTTGAAGTTCTGATTTTAATTTGTGTAGTTCATTCTTAACACTAGCATTTACTAGCAGTCTGCTACCATTTACGTTAGCTGTCTTATAATCCACTTCGTAAGCTTGCTGATATGCTTTCGTAGCATTAAAGTGTTGCAAATAAAAAAGACAGAACATTTTTTGTTGTTCCGTCAGTTCGTCATTATCTATCACAGGTTGCAACTTTTTTTGTGTGCAACCTTTTCCTTTTTTGTGTGCAACCTTCTTAGATGGTGGATTACTAGCTTTGTCTTGTTTGTTCCACTTCCTCGACTTCCACGCTTTGACAGTGTTAATTGACACGCCGTACTTTTCAGCAATCTCTTTATACTTCATGCCTTGTTGTCTGTCCTTATAGGCTAACTCCCATTTTTCCACACTAGCTCCACCACCTTTCTATATGTATTTTCTGATGTTCTCTTGTACATGATCCTCTTTCCAAAGCCCATACCCACAATAAACTAGCTTGCAATAATCAATCTCTACTGGCGTTGCCTCTCTTGTCATTTCGACAATTGAATACTCCGCCTTCATTTGAACAGACATAACCACACGCCTATGCTGTCCTTTCATCGGCAGCGGGTAGTTATTGTTTAACGACACATACCAGTAAGTTCTCATAATAATTTATCCTTCTTGCATTGTTTTGTAAGCGTTATGATGTTATACTTAGCTAACAACCCTAACATCTTTTTCATTTAATTCCTGACCACTATTACCCGTAGTGGTCTATTTTTGTGCGCAAAATAAAACAGCCTCGCTAGGAGACTGCTAAATTCTGTATTTTCCTTCCGGATCCGCCATCAACTCTACTGAGCGATCTAATTTCATTCCCCTGACTTTATTGTTCAATGATTCTTTAGCCTCAACGATTTCTTCAACAGAGACATCTTTTCTTCGAGTCAAGTTTTTCAAATATGCTGCTTCACCTTTGATAATAGCTTCTTGTAACATTTCAATTCCTCCTCCAATAATCGGCCATCGAAAATGTAGGTTTTCGGCCAAAATAAAAAGACCGCCGAAGCGATCTTGATTATGTATTTGTGCAACCTACATAGCACCGTCATCGTGCTGTTCCTCCACGTACCACTTATATCCTCGGTTGCTATTGACGCGGCCGGATTCGAACCGACCTCATTTCCAACTCTAACAGTCAGACGCATCACCAATGATGCTACACGTCAACTCGGAGGAGCTACCTCCTAGCATATGCTTTCGGGTCAGATACTTAGCGTTGGCCAGTTCACTAAGTCCTCCCTAAGTCACTGGCAAGGATTCGAACCTTGCATTGTTTTGATAGCCATACATCAGGGCAGGTCTATCACCTCTACCCATTTATAGCGTGTACCCTTTCCGCCACAGTGACATAAATAACGGCATGCTCAATGTAGAAATCATTATTTCATGCCGCCAATTGTTTACCTACTCTGTTTCCGCAAAGTGGCAATGTAGTCAAAAAGAGAATAACCCACCAAGCTAGACGTTTTTATGTTAAGAGGTATAAGGAGAAACTTCATGCCAATAAAGTTAGTTTGAGTCGTCTGCTTGGTGGATTAATTCATAACTCTCTGATAATACTATTTTAGGGTATTGACAGGGTAGAAAGATACACGTTTTATTCTACTTTTATAAGCAATCCTCTTTCTAAAGCTAATGACTCAAGAATCTTGTATCGTTTTTTATATATTCCAGCCGTTGAGCAAAAAGTTTCTTTCCCAACTTCTACCCAACTCAAGTAGCTCGAATCTCCCCACATGTACTTATCTACAATCCCCTTTAATTCATCATTCAAACTATCATATGCATTTGAAATATCCATATATCTGTCTCTTATACACATCTCCGAGCCCACGAGACTCGACGTCATCTC